GAACTATGCTTATAAACTTAATGTGGATTTAAATCACACTTTCACGTGTGATAGAGATCCTATTGATTATGTAACATGGATTCTTAAAATAATAAGTTTAATATCTAGAATGAAAAAATCTGAACATTCTCAACATCAAGATAATAAAACTGTTATTGCAGCTGTCCAAGCTAATTTAAGTCTTTTTTTTAGTGAGGGTAAAACAAAAACCTCAGATGTTTATAATTCTATTAGATATAATGAAATGTCCTAACGCTGCTGAAGAAAGAGCTATAAATAATATGTTTCGTTCTTTGTATACTACTACCATTGAGTATGAGGTTCCAACTGTAATGGAAGTTTGGCGAGATACCTTACTATCTTTTTTTACCGATAGTATTTCTTGGATTTCTACCCATTCTATTCATTGCGTTCCCGTTTTGCTGCTTTTATTTTCATTGTGTTTATTTTCTTATAAGTTTAGTCATTCAAATAATTTTGTATCGGAATCAAAAATATCTGGTTTTCTTAAAGATAATAGTGTTTCTTCTAATCATCCTACAATAGATTATGTTCAACAAGCTGTAAAAGATGTTGATGTATATTTTAAAGATAAGAAATATAATTCCAGAGCCATTTGTTCAGGCAGATTTGTTATTCTTCCCTCCCATCTTTCCTTAGAGAAAGAAGGTTTTTTAACCATTTATAAAAATCGTACTGCAAATCATATTTTAGTAGATAAAGAATCTATAGAGTTAGTTTGGACTAGTAAAGAAGACGATGTATCTTTGTTTTCTTTACCTGTTTCTTTTCCTAGTCCTTTTAAGTCTTTAGTTAAACATTTTAAACCACTTTTTTCTAATTCTAGTTTTCATGAAACCTTTTTTTGTACTGATTTAGGTAGTATACCTCTTTCTAAAATACGAGTTTTTAAAAATATGTCCGCGACTTATAAAGGTCTAATGGACGGAATTCATCAATTTTCTAATACCTTCAATTCTAAGAAGGACTTTTTATATGAAATTCACGAAAAAGGTCTTTGTGGATCACCAATAGTTGACGTAGAAGGAGGCATTTTAGGCTTTCACGTTTCTGGTAGTGATGACGTAAATATTGGGGTTTCTCTTGCTTGGTCCTCTCAAACAATTTCTATTTTGAGAGATTTTTTATCAAGTGAGAGTTACCAATTAGACGTTAACATTTCGGACAAAATATTACAAGATTCCGGTGTTATTAAATTTGTAAACACTTCTTATTATGGAAGTAATTCTAGCGATTCTAGTTTAGCTCCTACTCCTTTATTTAATCTTTATCCTGTTACTCGTCTCCCTGCTAACCTTAGAGTTAACGGTTTTCATACTGTTAAGGATATGGCGAAAAAATCTTTTGGCATTAGTTCTTACGTGTCTGAAGAAGAGTTGAAATTTTCTAAAGAAGTCTTGAAATCCATGTTATGTGATTTTGGGGATCTGACTGAGCGACAAGTCGTTAAAGGAACAGATTTTTTAGCTCCTTTAAATAAGGATTCTTCATCCGGTTTTGGTTATACTAAAAATAAAGAAGATTATATTAATTTTGAAGACGGTTTTTTCACCCCGTTGTTTTTAGACAAATTAAATAATTTTAATAATATGCTAGTTTCTAATAAATATCCTGTTGAGCATTTTCTTTGGATTGAGACTCTTAAAGATGAAATTCGTAATGAGGAAAAAGTTAATACACCTAGAACTTTTCGAGTCGGAACTTTGTTAAATCAAGTTTTGACTAAAAAATTTTTTGGTAAAATGGTAGAACATATCATTTCTAATCGTAATTTTAATCAAATTATGGTTGGTGTTAATCCTTTTTCCGAGTGGGATTCTATTTTTCAGACTCTTAAAAATTGTGATATAGTTTTTGCAGGAGATATTAAAAATTGGGATGGCTCAATGCTTCCTCAAGTTCAACGTATGGTTTTAGATACTATTATGTCTTTTTATAAAGGAGCCGATTTTTCAACGGCTAAATTAGTTTTAGATTCAATTATACATAGTCTTGTCTTAGTACAAGATGATTTTTATATGACTACTCACTCCATGCCGTCAGGGAGTTTTTTGACGGCTATTTTAAATAGTATTGTGAATAAAGTTTATACAGCAATTTGGTACTTTAGAAATTCTTGTAAACCTACAGTTAATTCTTTTTGGAATGACGTTGTAGATTATGTTTATGGAGATGATAAATTAAATGGGATACGTAATAATAAATCCGTGAATTTAAACGCCATAACTATGCGCTCTTTTTTTGAGTCTATAGGTATGGGTTTTACGGATTCTTTGAAAAACCCCATTGTTTCTCCTTCTCAAGATTTATCAGAAGTTACTTTTTTAAAACGGTATTTTTGTTACCATAATATTTTAAAGAAAATAATGTTTCCTTTGGAGTTAAGGACTATAGAGAATACTCTTTCTTGGTTTGACTCTAAAAAAGTGTGTGATGATGTTATGAGAGATAAAATCCACGCAGTTCAGCGTGAGTTTTATTTACATCCAAACAGAGAATTTTTACTCTCTGATTTTTATAAAAGGATGGACCAACGTAATTATCCATACACTAAATTAACTCCCGATTATCTTAAATATTTATATACACAAGAACCTGACAGTATATCTTACTGCTCTAGTGTTGTGTCTTTATATTTTTAATCAAAATTTTATAAGAATTACCTTCTAACAATTAATTTTTCTTTCTAGTTTTTAATCAATTGGGGATGTCTTTTAATCTTATTTAAAACAATTAGGCCCAGTGGTGTAATAGCAATAGTCACCTGGGTAATTTTTGCTACAAATCAATCAAATTTTAATGAGCAAGCAATTGTGGCTCAATCAACACATTGCGATCTTTTACCTGTTTTGAATTCTAATAATGATAAAATAACTGATATAGAAGCTGTTTCTTCTAATTATTTTTCATCTTTGAGAACTAAATCAGTTATTGAACCTAAACAATTTTATGACGCATTTCCTGAAGCGTCTTGTGTTCCATCTTCTTTAAAGATGGATTTTTCTAGAATTTTGCACAAACCTTATTTTGTTAAAAATATTCCGTGGGTTACTACTGACACGCAATATGCTATTTTGAATACTATGAAAATTCCTGTTGATGTAGTTGTCAGCAAATTAGCCCAGATTCCTTTTGATGCGTCTGCTTTATATCGTTGTAAAATTTCACTTTTATTTCAAATATCAGGAACTCCCATGCATCAAGGATGTCTTATAGTTGCCGCTAGTCCAGATGGTTTTATGAATGATCCTGGTATGCGTATTTCTTCAACTGTTAATTCATTGATGTGTCAACCTCATGTTTTTCTTAATGCTAATGAAGCCACCGCTGTTGCCTTAGAAGTTCCTTTTTATGTGAACTCTATTTTGGAAATGAGCAATATCGATGGTAAAGGCATTAGTCCTAATTTTCCTCTGCGTAATTTTGCTGAAGTTACGCTTTTTGTAATTAATCCTCTTTTGTGTCCCACTTCTGCTGCTACTAGTGTTAGTATATCTGTTTATGCCGTTTTTACTGAAATGGAATTTTATGTGCCTCACGTTGAACCAACCTGGGTAACATCAAGTTTTGAAGCGGAAGGTTTGTTAGATAGTTTAAAAGCTAGTGCCACTAAAGGCATTGATGGTATTTTTACAGTAGGTAGGCAGTTTACTTCTGATTTGCTGGATAATGCTCGTAGCGCCATTCGCTATTATACAGGTTTGCATGCCCCTAATAGTCCCACTTTAGTTTCTAAAAATGCAGTAGTTTTAAGGCAAAATTTAAATCAGGTAGACGCCCCGAGTTCGTTTGAGAAGTTAGATCCTTATTCTAATTTTGATAGAATTTTTAGGGATTTTAACTTTGATACCACCACTGACGAAATGCTTGTGCATAATATCATTTCTAAGCCACAATACATAGGCTCTTTTTTAGTTAAAACTGCAGATACTGCAGGTACCTTGTGTTGGAGTAGGCCTATTAGTCCTATCCAAGAATCTTTTTTTGTAACTTCTAAGGACATTGAAACTGGAAATACTGTTATTCAATCGGTAGGTACTTCTGTTCAGAGAACTATGGCTCTTATGTCTAAGTATTGGAGAGGTTCTATTAATTTACATATTCAAGCAGTAATGTCTAATTTTCATTTTTGTAAATTGAGTGTTGCGAGAAATTATAATCCTAGTCCTCTACAATTAACATCTTTTCCTTCTTTTGTTGATGTAAATAATTTAATGGTTGAAGTTATAGAGTTTTCAGGAGGAGGACAAGTTCAAACTATCCAGCTTCCTTATTGCTCTACTATGAACCAGTTAATGGTTTCTACTGACTGGGCCCTTAATTCTTTACAACATGGTCAATATTATATTTATTTAAATCAACCTTTGGTTACTAATGGTTCTGTTTCAACTTCTATTTCTTTTAATGTTTATATTTCAGCTGGGGATGATTTTCAGTTTTTTGGTTATCCTACTTTGCCTTTGAATCGAGTTATTACTAATTTGAACGTTGGACCTCCTACATCTTTAGACGATGGAAATGCTGATACCGACGGCAATTTTCAAATAGAGTCGGCCTCAGCTACCGTAGTTGTTAACTCTCAAAAAGATTTGTTACTTCCTGAAACTGAAGTTAACGAATTGGGTTACACTATAGACCATCGTCCTATAGTTTCCATGCGAGACATAGGTCGACGTATGTACAGAAATAGTGTGGTTAAAATCGGAGGAACTACACAATTTAATAATCAAGGCGTTTTTTATACATCTTTAACAACTTTATTGGGGCGTTTTTATGGGAGTGGAGAAGCTGGTGCTTACTCCATTGGTGATACGGCTTCTGTAACACCTCTGGGTGTTCTTTCTTCTATGTATTTAGGTTATAGAGGCGGTTTAAAAATTAAATTAGTAGTCACTGGAGCCACAAATGTTGTTGCTTATTTTGTACCTCCTGGTCAGGTATATAACTCTAATTTAAAATTTAGTTCAACTTCTCCTATTCCTTCAGTTTCCAACGAGGGAGCTGGTCTTAATACAGTCGTATTGCAAAACGAGTTTAAACCTTTTCTTTTGAATCCTGGATCACAATCTATTCGTTTAGCCACTACTGTTTCTTTGGAAAGACCTAATTGGATTAATACATCTTCCAATATAATTAACCAATCAGACAGCGCTCATGGCTTTGAAAAACAAATGGCTGCTTCTGCTATCGTTGAATTTGAAGTTCCTTATATGTCTCCATATCGATATGTTGGTTCAATGGCCTCTTATAATCCTTCAACTACAGCGGGTCTTTTAGCAAATGGTCAAGCGTCTTGTGATGACTTGGGTTATTTGGTTATTGGAGCAATACCTAACCTATCGTACCAAGCTTCCTTAGAAGATGCAATTACTAGTCTTTCTGTAGATTTTTATTGTTCTATGGATGATACAGCTCGTTTTGGTTATCAAGTAATAGCGCCTATGATAACTATTCCCGCCACCGCAACTGGAGTTGGTATCAATACCATTCAAGCCATTCCTTATACATCATATGTTAATGGCACTCCAAACACACCTTATTCTGCTCCTAGTACAGTTGCTCCTTTTGCTTATTTTACTAAACTAACGTAGAGTTTCATCTTTTTTATTTATTTATTTTATAAAATAATAATTTTAAATTAATTTTT